TGTTCATGTCTACCGTGGGAAACGTGTTCTCACAGTAGTCAGAAACAGCAATGACCAATTGATCGTAAGTCATGCCATTGGGCCTCTAGCCATAACGCCCTTAGTTGCAGCGCCAGTGCCACGGATTTTGATGCCGCTGGTTTTGACAGTGTTGTTGCTGCCAATAGCCACACCATCCAATGGAGTCCAATCAGGATTGTTGTCACGCTTAGGCGCACGTTTGCCGGGGTTAGATTGGATAGGTTCGGCTTTGCCTTTCATGTTGTGAGGCGCGGCATAAGTAGCTGCATCACCAACTTCTTTGCCCATCATTTTTTTGCTGTATCCCATATCAGCCTCCGCGCTTGTATGTGAATGAAGACTTCTTCTGATTTGCAACTTTAGCCAAACCTCGACCAAGCTGCTTCATTTGTAGGTTGGTCTTACCGCCCTTAGCCATCTTTTTAACACCGTGCATAGAAGCCTCATGGCTTTTGACGGCCTTATTTGCCTCTGTTTTTGCAATGCCTTTAACTTTACTTGTTTCCATTATTTGCTCCTAAGTTACGCTTATTGATACTGTACCAACACTTGCCGTTCCTACCAAGTTATTTGGAGTCAAAGCATCATCAAAATCTCTTGCTCCACCAACCGGATACCATCCCCACTGTATATCCCGAGAACCGCCAGTTGGATAGCCACCAAACCCATTTTGATTAAGTTGCAACCCATTCACACCAGCCGTGATATAAGTCGTATCCCTGCGTGGCTGTCTTAGCGCTTGCGGGTCTTCTACTGGATACATACCCAATAGAAGCTGAGGATGGTCTGGATCCCAACACTCAGGACAAACTTTTATCTCATATCGCTTGGTCTTAATGACTTCGGTCTTGAGCTTTTTAAGCTTGAATTGCTGACCGCACCGATCACATTCAGCAATTGCAAACTTGCCTGATGAGTATGTATTACCCATTAGGGCGTACTCCCACCAATAAACATTTGCCTTGGCACAAACCGCAGCGGAGCTTTTTCGTGATCCTCACCCGCAGCCAAGTTGAATTGCTCATCGTATGCCTGCTTCAACATATCCATACGAGAAATTAATTCAGGCACTTTCATGGCAATGTAGTAAGCCAAACCAGCCACCACACAAGGCAGGAAACGGAAATTCATGTCGGCAATCTGGATACCAGAGCCTGCATCTTGAATGCGGCGCATACGGTAATACACAAACTCATACGGCGTAGAGTCATCAGGCGTAGGCCACACTGTAACCGCAGGAAGTTGGGGTACAAAAACAGCTGTATTGTTCAAGTGCGATACAGCCGTAGTATTGTTCTGTCCACGGAAACAGCCTCCAAGATCATTGCCAGAGATGTACCCATAGTAGATAACCTCATCATCCAGCTTGATGTATCCAGAAGAAGCGAGCCCAGTTGTTGAACTCAACGGAATGGTGGTCAGGGAATTTGAAATGTTTCCATCTAACGTCAACGTAGTTGGATTTGTTTCTCCCGACAGGCGCTGAATCCATACCTGAATGGGTCTTGCCTGCTGCAATTTGTTAGGAATCGTTGCGTATGTAGACACGCTGATACGAGAAATTGTCAGGTCAGCCTGCGTGGTTGAACTGTTTGCGCCCGTGCGAATTACATGATCTAACAGATCAATAGTATCCAATGGCAGCGGATAAGTATTCAATCCAGCAGTCAGCGGGAAAGAACCAGCCTCAATCGTCCACATATTCAAGCCGCGATTTGCCCATTCAATGGTCATCAGATTCATTGATCGGCGAGCTGTACGCAAGTCATAGCCACTGCGCATCTCACGCCCAGCACGTTCCCACGCCTCTTCAGCGATCTCCGTGAACTCCATATTGAAGAGTGAGGTGCCGGTGGTGTAGCTCATTTAGCTGCTCTCATGTTTTCGATGAGGTTGGGATAAGGTCTGCCAGCAGCCTTGGCAGCAGCCTTAGCTTTTGCCTTCTTTGCTGACGACAGTTTCTTTGGAGCGCCAAGAGATTGAGGGCGCGGCTTAGACCACACCTCGCCACCCTCAGCGTACTGAGTGAAGTCAGTGTCATCGCGCCTAGCCTTCCTAACACCCTTGGGCATTTTGGAAGGGTTTATTGCGCCCATTCCTCTGCTGGCTCTCATCTCAGCACTTCCCGCCGTATTTCAAACCACGGTTGCCGGGCATAGAAATAGTCTTGCCCTTAGTTTTGCCTTTGGCTGCAACACCATCACGGCTGGGGGCGGCAGTTTTTACAGCGCCCATTTTGGTAGGAGCAACGCTTCCACCTTTTTTCATAGCCTTCATCTCAGCCATCTCATGTTTCATCATGGATTTAGGAGCGCCCTTGGCCTTCATAAAGCCAACTTCCTTTTTGACCATTGCTTTAGATTCTTTCATTTCGCCACCCTCTTTAAATGTTTGGCCTTTGCTGGCCTTGCTGAACTCTTTGGCAACCTTTACAGGTATACCGGCCTTCTTCGCAAATGCAGGGTTATGCGCCGCAGCATCCATGAATTTCTTTTGTTTTGCTGATGTTGCAGGCATAGTTACACCATTTTCCCACGGGTTTTTCCGCGCTGTGCGCAACCATCTGCACGTTTGGAGGCACTGGAAACGCTTCCACCTTTTTTGTAGCCTGTATCCACCTCATCGGGCATAAATGGCTTCTTTGAATAAGCCGCGCCTTGAGTAGTCTTTGGGGCAGATGCGGATGGCGTATATCTTGGTTTATAGCCTTTCATCAAATCTTCTTTTTGAGACATTTCATAATTGCGTCTAGCCGCTTCACTGGCTTCTTTAATCTTGGCTCTTGCCATAGCAGATGTTCCGCTACCAGCAGTTTGTTCTGCATTTTTCAAATAAGCTGCCATCTCAGCTTTTTTGTCAAGATCTGAAGTTGGTCTAACAGCTCTTGGTGCCATTGGTGTGCGCTTGGCAACAGGTCGGGGAACAGACTCCATAGCTGGGCCAGCAGAAAGTGAGGCACCTTCTCCGCCACCAGCTGTTTTCATGGCTTGGATTCTCTCAAGTACAGCTCGTCTAGTATCTTCGTCTACCAAGCTGCTGTCTTCTCCAGCGTACTTTTTGGTTTTCATTTGTCAGCTCCCTTTGTGAATAAGTTGGTCAATTTTTGCTTCAAGGCGGTTAAACCGTTGGTCAATATGTTCAGTAAGTCTTTGCACTTCTGCTTTAGTTGCTGTATCACGGGCAATCTCCTCGCGTGTGATATTTAAAAGTCGCTCAATTCTCTTCACATCTTCAAACTTTTCTCGGATGAAAAACCAAAGACCACCCATAACCAAGGATAGTCCAGCAGACCAAATTGTGCCAAATTCCATTACACAAACCTGCCTTTGGTTTTACCCTTAACGGCACATCCGTCAGCTCTCTTGGATGCGCTGGAAACGCTTCCACCTTTTTTCATTCCTTTACCAGCAGCGTTGGTAGGGTTAGAGTAATCAACATTTGCGTCACCGTCCATGTCTTCGTAATCATCGGTGTTTTTGTTTTTAGCTGCGGCAGCTTCCTTGCCAGTTAAAGCTTTTGCGCCTGCAACAGCAGCACTTGCACCAGCGCCTCTAAGAGCCATGCGGCTTGCAGCACGTTCTTGCGCTATTTCAACAGAACGTTTTGCCGCGCCCTTTGCCTTGGTTTCGGGTGCAGTGAGCTTTCTAAAATCGTCCATTATGCTGGCGTTACCTCTGAATGAGGGTAATCCGCTCCACTTGGTATCTCTGATACCAGCACCAGCGCCACCACCTTCAAGTGGTGTTAAATCATCCCCGCGCCTTGGCCTATTTGTTGCCATGATTTATTCCTAACAATTCCAAGCCCGTAGGCTTTTGTTAATCCTCGAATTGGGATCCTTGGCGGTTTTTGCGCTCGTCAATTTCTTTTTCATCCCTTCCATACGGGCGCAGAAAGAGTCTCGCCTGCTGCCGCCCTCTGGTTGTGGAGGCTTCAAGTTCATGCCTTCCTTCTTGGCAGAGGCGCGACCCTTGGCGTTCAAACCACCCTTTGGATTCTTTCCTTCTTTCCTCTGCCATGCTGGACTAGCCATTTGAAACTTTCAATCTTGGCTGGCGCAGTGGAATCATCACATCTTCCATAAAGTCCCGTTCAAATGCCTCTGTGCCAATGTGTGGAAGACTGATAGATGGGTCAAGGTAGATAGAGAATCCATGCTCTATTGCTCTACGGCAGAACAAGTAATCTTCGCCTATGTACTCGCCATCAATCACTGCAAACTCAAAGACTGCACTGTCCTTGTTTACGCCATCGTTTCCTGTGTATAGCCACTCAGGGTGAGCTGCAATCATCTGCTCCAACACATGGCGGCGGATCATCATAAATCCTGTGCCAATATGTAAGACCTGCACCATGCCGTTTTCGTCAATGACAAGCTCATTGTTTTCATCAATGAAAAAGTCAAGGAAGAAACGCCTGTCGCTGGCGCGGCGCGGATAAATGCCTGCGGTCACATCTTTGTTTGTGCTAAGTGCCAACAGTCTCAAAATTGCATCAGCATTCACAACCACATCTGCATCTACAAACAATAGATCAGTGCAATCGGAGCGCATAAATTCACCAACCAAAGCATTTCGTGCCTTGGTGATGATTGAGCAACCTGAGACTTGTGTGAGGTGAATTTCAACGCCATATTTGGCTGCTTGCGGAACAAGCGTAGCCAAGGCAAAAGCTGATTTAATATTCAGCTTGCCATCGTAGGCTGGTATCGCAATCATAAGCTTGCGACCAGCCACGTTCATTGGACGTTCATCATCAGCCATAAAACACCGTTGCAGCAATGTTTGCTGGAGTGCCAACAAAGATACCATTTGGAGCCAAGATTCCTTCTCCGGGAACTGTTACGCAAACAGGTACGCTGTTTGTAATATCAATTTCCATCAAAGCTTGTCCGTAAACGGTAACGTTACCAGAGGTGGTTAATGATGCAGTGGTTACTGTGAATGCTGTGGTTGTTGTCACGGTAACGGTGTACACGTTGTCAGTGGTGCCAGCTCCAGAAGTGAAGTCCAGCCAAACACGATCACCAGTTGTCAACCCATGAGCAGTGCTTGTTGTCACCGTACAGGTTGTTGAACCGGGGATGTTGTATGTGCCACTAATGCTGACATTGTTTGCAAAGAAAATATTTGCCGGTGTGCCAGATACAGTGTTTGAGCAAACAGCCCCTTTCAATCGTGTACGACCAGACACCGTTGAGGGTGTTCCGGACATAACGTGAAATGACTTTACGTCATATTGCATCGCCATAGTTGGCTCCTAATTAGGAATTGGCAAACGGTGTGGCAACGGTGCCTGTACCCAACGCAATACCATTGACCA